GCCTAACCCCCTCACAGGATTGTGAGTTTATAAGCAGGTCTCAGGTTTTCAAACCTGAGCTGGGTCACTTCGGACTCCAGGGTAGTTCGATCAACTATGAGAAAATCCCCATGTGGTAAAGGGGAAAGTATTCTATGAAGATTTGACTAATCACTAGAGGTACAACAGGAGTTATACCTGGACTAATGATCACTGCAAACCCAAGAATAGCAATCCCCTCTACTACAAGGATAGATGTCCAGATTGGATCGTCGATCCAACTCTCAGACACACTTGAAGTAAGGGTATCTGCTTCACCAGTTATTGGCAAAGGCCCAATTTCGGGTACTTGGATTTCTCCTAATACACTAATTTGGGAGACAGTATCTATGTAGTACATACCTAGTGACACACCCGCAATTCCTGCTAAAATTCCTAAAAGAAATTTTAGTATGAATGTTAGGAACTCACTAACTAATCTAATCTTATAATCTAAGTAAGGATTAGAAGGTACATTAATTGGTACCTTAATATGTGAGGAGCTCAAAGTTGATTTCTCTCGTAACATCTGAGGGAATTGGACTAAAATCTGTCCACGTTCCTTTAGAAGGCCAGCAACCTTTCCAGAAACTCTGGAAATGGATTTCGCTGACCGTTCTGAGAAAATCCTATCACTCTGAGGTAGAGCAAGGCTTCTAAATAGAAGTCCTCAATCACCTCCGGAGATAGAAATTTCGCGAGCTTTCCGAGTTAGAGTCATATAGACTTCCTCAATCTGTCCTTGAATTTGGATAGTTGGGATAGCCATTATAGACTCAAGACCCAGGGGCAATAACTCTTCGTCAACCCCAGTTAGCTCCATTACTAAATTAGCAACCAGTTCAAATGAACATGGTTCTTCTTTATTAATGGGTTGCATCTCGGGTTGTTGACTGAATAGGTCTACTACGATATTTTCGAGTAAACTATTTCCGACTTTGTCAGAAATAGGACCTAGGGCGAATCCCAACTTACTTAAACAAGCTTCCACAGCTTGACCAGCAGGTAGGGTCCCCCGAATACTTCTCAGTATTCGATCAATCACATAGGCTTTAGCTTCAAGTTTAGATTTATATTTAGATCTATAACTTAAGATAGTGCCATATGCGAGAGATATTGCCTCAGAAGGTGTCGATTTAGGGAACCATCCTTTGTTTTCTGTCTCAAGGAGAAGTCCGACAAAATTTGTTAAATTTTGTAGGGATTCTCTCATCGCAGATATAGGAAATGGTGTAATTTCTTCTCCTTTGTAGAAGATGCGTTTAGCAAATTCGAAAAAGTGAGGAGAAATAAAAGATTTTGGTTCAGATATCTGAATACCTAAATCCTTAATCATTTCCTTATAACATAAGGCTAGTCCTTCGTCATGTATAACAACATCATCACCCAAAAGGTGATAAGGTGCTGTTTTTCAATCCATCTTTAACTTCTGACAGCAATAGAATATCACAAAGTGATGAGCTAATGCAAAAGAAGATCAAGATGAATAGAAACCCATTGGATTCCCAACAGAATAAGAAATTCAACGTTCTTCATTTGGTTTAACATCAAATAAGAACTTGTATTTCTCTTCTTGAGGAACTCTAAAGGGATACCCAACCATGATGTTTTTCCAAGCTTTTGTATATTCTCAGGGGAATCTTCCTCTAAGAACTAATTCAATAAGCTCAATTGGAAAACGATCAGTGGCAGCAGTTAAATCTAAAGAGTAATGAATTTTATATTCGTTAACTTTACCTTTAAATGCTCCTTGATTGAAGGTCATGTCTTGCGGAATCCGTCTTAAGATTCTGAAAAGAAATAAATGTAAAGGTCGTAAGGCTGTTTGAGAAAAATAATCTCCAATAGCCACGACTCTAACTTTTAATTCTTTATCAGGAAAGTATGAAAGCTTCCTAAAATTGTTACTTGGCTGTAATCACAGTCATTTATCAATTCCAAGAGGCTCTTCCACTGCTTTCTTAAGGGTATCTATTCGCTCAGTTAATGTTTTCCCACCTACGATCTTAATTGATTCAATTAGATCTAGAGGTAAACACATCAAATCAGAAATTGAATGCCATAAAGCATTCTTTTTATGAAAATCTGTAAGGCCATCTCTCAAATATGGAGATACCTTAGAGGTTGGATGATACTGAGTTCATAGTGCTCGCTTAGGTACAGATTTCGTCATTCGATTATATCCTAATTCTTTCCAGAAAAGAAAGATTTTAGCTTCAATATCGGCAGGTAGTGTATAATCACTAGCGCTTTCAATTGGCTTAAAATCTGGTTCTTTTCCAAGATTAAGAGCCCTGGTCATAGATAATATTGTCATTATCAACTGCAAATCACTTGTAATTGATACCTGACTTCTTATAAGATGAATCCAGGGATCCAGAATTATGGGTATACCGTCTGATGTTAATCTGATTCCTTCTAAGTCTTTTGACTTAAAAGGTTGACCAGAGAGATGACGGGAAAGTGCAAGTCGAGCGTTCTTACAATATTTTATAAGATACACTTGACCATTACTTTCCTCAATCTTCTCCAGAGTACGAACTAACCCTAGGAAGTCCTTGAGTGGCCGGACTAACTCCAGCTTGAATGCTGCGGTAAGTCAGGTCACAATCTTTAAGGTGAACCAGGAAAGTGATCTAGTATTAAAATTTATTTTTAATCTTTTCATTTTTCTGTTTACGTTTAAAGTCTCAAGGGACTACTTAAAGAAGGACAGGAAACGTTGCTTCTGCAGCTTTTCAACCTTCTCACTAAGTGTGAGGGTCTAGCAAGATTTTACTTGCAGGCTCTTCTTTCCTAAGGAAGTTTTCACCGTATGCCCCTCCTCCCATAAGGTTGTTAAATCTTATAGGTACAGAGGGGATGGTGGCAGGAAGCTGAGCATCGGTTTTCCATCGACGTCTCATCATAAATGATGAGAATTGTCC